GCGGCCACGCGCTGCTCCAGCGTCAGCTTCACCTGGGTAACCACCCCGCCCCACTTGCCGGCCGGCAGGGCCAGGCACGCGGCCACGTCCTTGCGGAGCTTGGGCATCGGCACGCCCTTGGGGTCCGACTTCCAGTCCGACCACTCCAGGTGACCGATGATCGACTTGCCGCCGGTACCCCAGTTGTCACCCTTCGCGCGGTGCGCGCGGATCAGGGCGGCCTGGACCTTGACGATGGCCACGTACTGCGCGGTGGGCCAGGTCTCCTTGCCGTCACCGGAGTTGACGCACTCCCAGCCGTAGAAGTGGCTGTTGCCGTCCACGGCGCCGCTGGAACCCTCGTGCTCGTGCGTCGCGGGCGGGTAGTCGCCGTAGTTCTCCGCCACCACCGCGGCCAGGACGTGGGGGTCCCCGCCGCCGGCGTGGTTGGCCCGGCCGTTGGCGGTCAGGTAGACATCACCCTTCTTGCCGATGACGCCCGTGGCGAGCGGCCCCGGGAGGGCCGAGCTTCCGGACCAGATGTAGCCGAGGATCTGCGCCTCGGTGACGTACGGGCCGGTGTGGTGCACGACGGAGCCGTTCACCGGTCCCCAGCCGCCGTGCCCGGCGCGGTTGTGCGTGCGCCAGCCTGCGTGCTCGTGGAAGGTGACGCCCTCGGCCCTGAGGGCCGCAAGGAGCTGGTCTGCCGTCAGTGGAGTTGCCATGGGATCTCCTCACCCGCGTCGTGCCGCGCGCGGATGTCCGCGGCAGTAGCGGGGCCCTCGATGATGTCCAGGTACTGCCAGTACAGGTCTTCGGTCCAGTCCGGCATCGAGGCTGCGACCTCGGCCGGAACCTGGGCGATGGTGCCGTGCTTGACGCAGACGACCTCCCAGAGGCCCGGGGAGACCTCCGGCCCGCGGTACCAGATGTGGTCGGGTTCGTCTTCCAACTCGGGCTCTCCTACCAGTCCATGGCGCCGCTCCAGGCGCCCGCGCCCTGCTGCTGCAAGGCAAAGTCAATGTCCACGACCATCTGTCCGGCCTGGTCGCGCTCCGAGGAGAACTCGGAGGTCTGCATGTGCCAGCCGCTGAAGTCCGACACCATCAGCTCCCGGGCACGGATCTCGGCGAACCAGAAGGCCATGACCGTGTCGGTCAGGCCCTTGGTCTCGGGGAACCACGAGCAGAGCTGCTCGATGAAGGCGCGGATGCCCTCGCTCTGCGACTGCGACGGCAGATGGACCATGTTCTGGCCGGACTCCCAGCCGGAGAACAGGGTGGCCATGGAGGCCACGCCGAAGTCGGCGTCCCACTTGTTCGTGTTCGTGTGGTGCGGGCTGATCAGGCAACCGCGGGCGGCGAGGAAGGACTTGATCAGCTGGTCCTGCACGATGGACGCCTGGTAGGCGTTCTTCTCCACCCGCCACTCCGAGATGCTGTAGCGCTCGGTCAGGCGCTCCATCTCGGCGCGCATCTCGTGCGGCGGCATGCCGCGCTTGTTGACGACGTCCAGAACCCACCGCACACCGGTGCGGCGGTCCACGCCCACCACCACCATGGCCGTGCAGCCCGCGGCGGCCGGGTCCAGCCCGGCCACGACTGTGAGGCCGTCCATGCCGTGGCGCCGGTGCTGAGCCTGTCCGTCGAACATCCGGCCCGGGTAACGGGCCCGGTCGATGCAGCCCTGCACATCGGCCTGCTTGAAGATCGCGTCATCCGCCACCTGGTCCTGCATGTAGACCATCGACCAGTTGCGCGGCGTCATCTTGCGCCGCTTCCTGGCCAGGGCCTCTCCGTGCCACATCGGCCAGAGGCCGTCCTTCGGCCACCCCTGGTCCTGGGCCGTCTTGCGGGCCTGCACGGTGACGGGCGGCCGGTTGGTGACCGGCCAGAGCGTCTCCCAGTCCGCGGCCTTGTCAGCGAAGTTCAGGACCGCCGGCTGGGTCAGGTACGTCCAGGGGGACGAACCCTCGCTGTAGTACTGCGGCTTCAGGATCTCCGAGTAGAGGTCCACGGTGTTCATGCGCGTACCGATGAGCAGCATGCGCCCGCCGACGTCGGCGACGCGGGAGCCCACGATGTTCTGGATCCAGTTGATCTGGTTCTCGAACTGCTGGTGGTTCGTGTTGTCCACGCAGTCGTCCATGATGACCAGGTCGGTACGGGTGCCGTAGATCTGGCCGCCGATGCCGACGGCTTCGACGGTGTATTCCTTCTCGCCGGAGTCGGCGCCGGCCACACGGATCTGTGTGCTCGACCAGGTGGACGCGCCCTCGGCGAAGCCGCCGGGCGGGCCGAAGGCCTGCTGAAGGTCGATGTACGTCTCGGACTCGGCCAGGCGCTGCTTGATCGAGAAGAGGAACTTCGCCGCCATGGACTGTGTCTTGGACACGAGCAGGATGCGGATGTTCGGGTCCTGCACGATGCGCCACACCACGTAGTTCACGGTCAGCGTCGTGGACTTCGCGTGCTCCGGCGGCGTGTTGACGACGATCTGGTCCTCGTCGCCCTTGACGTACCGCTGCGCCGCATGGAGCCCGCGGGGCTCGCGGCCCTCCAGCAGGTCGTACCACTGCAAGTGGTGCGTGAAGAGCCTGGTCCCCAGGTACCGGTCACAGAACTCCGGGAAGTCCGGGACTTCGAGCTTGGCGCCCTTGGACTTCTCGACGTTGCTCTGCAACGCCCGGTCGATCAGGTCCCGGAAGTCGGGGTCACGCTTGCGGTAGTAGTCGTACGTGGAGCGGACGATGCCGGCCTGCCGGCAGCCCTCCTCGACCGTGTGCCCCATGCGCACGGTCGCCAGGATGATGTTGCGGCGGTCCTTGGAGGACGCCTGCGAGATGCGGCGGTCACGGGGCTTCGCCAGCGACCCGTCCCTGTCGACCCGAAGCCGCGCCATGCCACCTCCGCCCGCCCAGGGCCCCCTGGGGGGCCAGCCAGCGGGTGAGGGTAAGCGTGCTAGCACATTTCCGCTAGTCGTCTGGAATGCGGGGTTCCGCCCTGTGGATAACTCTGTTACAAAACCCGGACATTCGACACGCCGTGCGGATTTGCTTTTCATGGTCATTCGTCAGCTAAGCTCGACCCAGCGAAGCTCGACCGGAAGGAAGAACGCCTCCCGGTCTGCATGCGGACTTCAGTCCGCAGCGGACGCCCCCTCAGGGCGTCGGAGCAGCTCAGGGCCCCTTCGGGGGCCCTTTCGCATGGGCGGCGCAGGCCGCTCCTCAAGCGGCCCGGTAAGCGCCGCGGAATGGGCCTTGAAAGGCCCAGCTGAGCCGCCCTCAGCGGCTCCGCATTGGGGGGTTGCGCGCAGAGTGCTGGGCGGAGACCAGCACTCGGGGGCAGCGTCGGCTTTAACACCGGGGGGTCAAACCCGGTGGAAAGCCGCAGGTCAGACACGGTCGAGGCCCAAGACAGGGCCTCCGCTGCCCCCGAGCTGGCGAGGGGGACCATCGCACCGCACCACAGTGCGGAGCTCGGTCGCAGCATGCATGAGTGTGCTCGGCCACGAGCACACAGCATGAGGACACAGCGGTGCACCACTCCGTGGTGCACACCATGGGTGAGCGTGCTGACGCACGCTCACAGCTGTGCGCTCAAGCGCACGCATGGTGTGCCCACCGCAGTGGGCACTGCTGTGCGTACGGGTGGAGGCTTCGCCTCCCCCCTGCACCACACCGTCCGCTCTCCCGCCAGCCCCCTCCGGGGGCGGTACGGCGGAAGGGGGGAGCATGAGGCCTGTTGGCCTCCCCTCGCCGGCCTGAAGGCCGGCTGCTGCGCGCCTGAAGGCGCGCTGCTGTGCCCGCGCGATGGTGATCCGTTCGGCCGGAGGCCGACCGGTCACCTGCGCTCCGGCCCCACGCACGCCAGTGCGTTGCGCTGGAGCACCAAAAGCGCGCAGCTCTCGTCACCGTGTCTTGTTCGAGCCTTGACATGCGCACGCCTTGCCACACCCTGTGTGTGGCCCCTGCACCTGCTGTGACGTGCATATATCCATGTGCACACCACGTGTGCGCCGGCGCTGCGCCCGAATCTTCACAAGTCGACCTGATGGGGAACGAGCACTCCGGAACCGGGATCGTGCTCAGTCATGAGCGCGTGAACGATTACATGCCTCTTGGGCAACAGCCCTCATTCGTGCAGGTCATGGAGCATCTCGGAAAGATCTTGAAGAATCTTCGGTGAACCTATTGACCGCGAACGCGATCAGGGCGCAGTGTTGGCACTCCCAACCGGGACCGCCGCAAACGCGGAGGAACCGGGAGGAACCCCGGAGCATCGCTCACCTGGCATTCACTAGGTGTTCGACGCCTTCGAACAAGGCACAGCGCATGACCTGCTTACATGCCGTCGATGCGCACAACTCAAGAGCGAGCCACTCCACGGCCGAGAAGGCCGTAGGCGAGAGCCGATAGCGAGTGGTGCGGAGACCGGGCCTCACGGCCCCACGGGACCGCACAGGCTGACTCCCCTGGTCTGAACGAAGGGTGAGAGGTACGCAGCAACCTGGACGCTGCGAGCGGCCCTTAGGGGGCCACACACACGTACGAGAGACGGACCGCGGCGCTTGTTCCCAGGGACATTCCCCCTGGGGCGGCTGCGAGCAGCCGGCGGTCCGTCACTCGTCAAGTCGGCACGGAAGTGATGAGCCGTGCCGGCCTGATGAGTCCGCATCACATGAGCAGTGGAGAGGCTGATCATGAACGAGAATGAGATCCGCGCGGCCCTGGAAGCGGTCCGCAAGAACGCCAACGACCCGACAGTGACCGTGGGGGACGTCGTCTTCTGTGGCGGCGTATACGCCACGGTGACAGAGGTCAGGGAGTGGACCCCGGGCACGCATGACGCGTCG